GCGCGTTCCCTCCAGTATTTGCCATTCTAGCCTGTCGTTGTCCTACCATACGCTACAATGGAAACTCGTGTTCACCTGCCACGTGCGGGAGTGCATGAACGGGCTGTAGCGCAGTTTGGTAGCGCGTCTGCTTTGGGAGCAGAATGTCGCAGGTTCAAATCCTGTCAGCCCGACCGGAAGCCTTGGAAACATTAAGTTTCCAAGGCATTTCTTTTATCCGCTGCGATAGTCCGCATACAAATGCATACAAACACTGCGGTATCTCCATCGAAACGTCACCCAAGTTCGCGCTCGCGGAAAGCCCCGACGGCGTCGGCCACGTCGTCCAACCGTTCCGGCCACAACGCCGTGTACGTGTTCAGCGTGATGCTGGGGGAGCTGTGGCCTAGCTGCATCTGCAGGGTCTTCACGTCCGCGCCCTGGGCGATCGCGAAGCTCGCGTACGTGTGGCGCAGACTGTGGATGGTCACACTCTCGTCCTCCATGCCGGCCGCCCTGACGGCCTTGTTCCATATTCTCGTCCGCCATGTGTTCGTCCAGATGTTCCCGCCACGGGAGGCGCGGAACAGCCAATCGTCGTCGGACATGCCGCCCATCTGTTTTTCGATCTGCGGCATGAGGAATCGCGGGATCGCGATGTTGCGTGTCTTGCCGTTCTTCGGAGTGCCGAGCATGCTGCCTCCATGCCCGTCGTCCGTCCATGTGCGGCTTATTCTGGCGCGTCGTCTGGCCACGTCCACGTCACCGACCTTCAATGCGAGCGATTCGCCGATGCGGCAGCCCGTGTAGGCCTGCCATCTGACCAGCAGCCCGTCCACTGGTCTTCCGATCCTTTCCGCCTCGTCGGCGAGCAGTTCAACCTCGTGGATCGTGAGGAACACCATGTCGTCGCCGGCCGCGACGATTTTCGGCACGGTGACCTTGTCCACTGGATTCTCGCCGATCCAGCCGTGGTCCACGGCATGGTCGAGCACTCCTTTGAGCACCACCTTCACGATGTTGCGGATGCTGCGCGCGCTCAATGGCTTCGGGTCGCGTCCTTCCGGCAATGAGGCCGGATATCCACCTTCCATGAGCTGGCCGACCCATTCCTGCAGCAGGTCCGGACGAAGCTCCCGCAACGTCGTCCCGCTCCATTTCGGCAGGATGTACAGTCTGAGTTCCCTCGCGTATCGGCCGGCCGTGCCGGGTTTCAGGTCGACTTTCGACGTGAGCCATTCATGGGCCACGTCGTCCAGCAGGCGTAGTTCCTGACGTGGGTCGCGGTAGCGTCCGCGTCTGATGTCGTCTTCCATGGCCGCGGCGTATTCCTGCGCGTCGGCGAGCTTGGCGAACTGTTTCGCCTTCTGCACGCGCCTGCCGTCCTTGATGATGGTCCAATGGCATCGCCATCTCATGCCGATTCCATACCGGCTTTTGCGCCATTTTTCGGGCACGTGGGCTTTCATCGGATTGCGTGAGTTCGCCAGGGAGCGTTTGGCCGCGCGGCTTGGCGGATTGCCTTCGCTGTCGTTCCTCAGCCACAGGTCGTCGATGGTCACCTTCGGCATGTGCGTTCCCCTTCCCGTATGTTCGATTGGTCTTCTCATCCCTGCGCCCGCTAACGTGCGGGCGCCGGGGCTTTCTTTCATTGCACGCACACGCCGGAATCATGCAGCAGCTGCCGGTAGTCCATCAGCACCTGTATGGTGACGCCGAGCTCGACGGCCATCGGCCACGCGTTGCCTCCGTAGATCTCCTCGGAGATGCCGTAGTCCACGGGGCTGATCAATGCCAGCGCGGTCTCCCTGCGGCAGCGGCACTCGCACTTGGCTCCGTATCGGCCGCCGCATCCCGGGTCGTGGTGTCCGGCGTGAATAAGCTCGTGCTGCAGGGTGCATAGGCGTTGCCTGCTGTTGAGCTTGTCGTGGAGCCATATGGTGCGGCTGGCGTCGTGCCAGTATCCACAGACGCCCTGTGGGAGCGTGTCCTCGATGATGCGGATACGCATCAGCATGGCCTGTCGTCTCAGTGATTCGATCGTTACCGTCGATGTTTCCCTTCTCTTTTTCCTGTTTCGGCCGGTTTTCCTAACGGGTTCCGCTATTCGTCCGGCGTTTCGTTGTCCTTTCAACGATTTTGACTTATCCACCGTAAAAGTGGTCGAATTCGGTCATTTTTAATAATCCAAAAACGGTGTATAATAATAAGTTTCCGCAAAGCCGCGGAACACATCACTCCTCCGGAGTCTCCGCCTCCAGATCACGGTTCCTGTCAGTGTTGGCTGCAAGCTCCTGGGGCGGCAGGTCCTCGAATCTCGGCTCGACCAGATCATCGGTGATCCGGGACTCGCGCTCGCGGGCCTCGTAGGCGCGGGCGGCCTCGCTGGAGATTGACCCACAGGCTGCCGCGACCAGGGAAAGAGCGTCCGGAAGCCCAAAGAGCGGAGCGAGTCTGTCTAACTCGCTGATTGCCCAACTTCTTTTACCGAGTACTCGGTCGCTGACATAACCTTTTGATCGTCCTTCAAGAGCCTTGGAGAGGTCGGCCTGGGTAATGCCATTGGCTTCCATTGCTTGGCTGATATATTTGCAAATCACCAGATCGGTGCGTGTTGTGCTGCTATCCATAGCGATGACTGTATTCGAATTTTCGGGAAGTTACATCTTTACACCGTTCGGCGTGTCGAATTTGCCATACCGAATATTCGGGAGTACATTGAAAGCATGTTCACCGAATATCCGGTAAACGTCGAACAAAGTCCCGAATATTCGGGGAATGGAGGTGATGTGACAAGCAATGAATACGTGACACAGGCAATAAAAGTCAGGATGGCTCGACTTGGAATCACTCAATCCGACGTTGCCGATGCAGTTGGAATCAATCGAGTCGTCATGAATCGATACATGCGCAATCAACGGGAATGGCCGATTCGCGTTCTCGACAAGATTGCTCCGGCATTGAAATGGCAAGACGGTCTTGACATCTTCATTGCAGCAAATTCAGAAGAAAAAGAACCGCAGCCGGCGCTCGCCGAAGTGTGAATCGAAAGGAGAATCTAATGGTTGTTGATTTGTCCAAGTATGACGGCGACTCATTCGAAGCCGCGCTTGATGTCTTCTATGGCGTCGTAGACGACCTGAAGATACAGGCGGCTGATGGACGGCTGACCATCACTGATCTTGAGGGTTATCGTTCCCGGATTGTTCGTGAGACGTATTCGAAGCTTGCTGAGATGAAGCAATCTGTGAGTGGACCCCGAGATAATCCAGAACAGTCGTGCCGTCCGCAACGGTTCCAAGTACAAGGGCCCCGGCAGCAAGACACGGGCAAACCTTTGTTCTCAAGAATTCGACCAGCTTCCCCTGCGAGTCGGCGTCTTTGGAAACGGTGGCGGCGATATTGAGCGAGGTCTGCAATCTGGTGAAAGCGCTGTCAAGCTTGAAGTCGCCGGTCAGGTCGTACTCGTCCAACGCTATCCGCACTTCACGCGCAAGCCTGGCGATGTATTCCTTGAGCGATTGGGGGAGGGTGATGTCGTTCAGCAACGATGGCAGCTCATCGATCATCGAACGGATGTCATCGCGGCGTTCCTGCGGATACTGCTCTGGGCCTTGGTCCAGCAATCGTTCCGCCGTGCGCAGCGCCATCCGGTCCTGAATGCTCAGGGAGACGTTCGATCTGTGCATTTCGCGGCTTTTTCCGCCGCGCTCGTACGCGGCCCAGATGTCAAACCAAATCGATTCAAGGCAGGTCGAGGCCAGTTGCGCGTCCTCATTGCCGGCTTCGGCCATGACGCGAATCGTCTGCTCCACGACAGACATGGCTCCAGACACGTCTGCGATGGAGAACGTTCCGTTCTGTTCTTCGTTGGCTGTGAGCAGGAAATTCTTCACAAACTTTGCGGCGTTCATCGCCCCTCACTTCGAAAGGAAAACAAGATGACCAGTGAGATTCAATCCTACAACTTCAAGGGCGCTGCGCTGCGTACCCTGACTGACGGGGAGGGGGAGCCTTGGTTCGTCGCCAAGGACGTATGCGACATCCTCGAAATCAGCAATCCGTCCGATGCCTTGAAAAGGCTTGACGATGATGAACGGTCTAGGTTCAATCTAGGGCGTCAGGGTGAGACCAATATCGTCAACGAAGCCGGCCTGTATGTCCTCGTGCTCGGCTCCCGCAAGCCCGAAGCTCACGAGTTCAAACGCTGGGTAACTCACGAGGTGCTGCCTTCGATTCGCAGGCATGGCGGGTACATGGCCGGCCAGGAACGGATGACACCCGAACAGATGGCGCTCGCCAGCCTGAAATGGCTGCAATCCAAAGTCGACGAACAGGCGCGGCAACTCAAGGCGCAGGAAGGCAAGGTACTGTTCGCCAATGCGGTCGAAAGCGCCAAAACGTCCATCCTCGTGGGCGACCTTGCGAAGATCCTGAAAGGCAACGGCATCGACATCGGCCAGAAGCGCCTGTTCGCGTGGCTGCGAGAACACGGATGGCTCATCAAAGCCAAGGGCTCCAGCTGGAACATGCCGACCCAGAAAAGCATGAACCTCGGACTGTTCGAGATCAAGGAGACGACCGTCACGCACGCCGACGGACACACCACGGTCAACAAGACGCCGAAGGTCACCGGCAAGGGGCAGACGTACTTCACCAACCTGTTCCTCAAGCCGACGTTGGAAGCGGGTGCGTGATGGACAAGAACATGCAAAGGGCAATGCTCTCCGCGTTCGATGATTTGAGGAACCGTCTCATCACCGCGACGCAGCCGAAGACAAGCGTCGACCTCATTGATTCGACCTTCGCCATGTCGTCGATCGGCGGCAGAGGCCTCGAGCAGTTGAGGGAGGCCGCCGCTGCCGCCGCCGTGCTTGGACAGATGGAAGCCGTCTGCCGTTTCCTTCTAGAGATCCTTTATCCTGCCGGAGTCGGTGAAGGCGTTGACGATCTGCTGGCTGCCGAATCCGATGAAATAGACAGCCTTCGCGAGTTCCCGAATCTCGGGATTCTGCGAGGTCTCCTTGATTCGCGCGGCGATGCTGGTTCCGCAGGCGATGTTTCCTCTCGCCTCTTCGAGTGCCTGTCGCTGTGTGAGCATGATTCTTCTCCTAACTGTTCGGCCCGCACGTCGGAAATGCGGGATGACACCGAGTTTAGGAGAGGGCCGGGCGGTTCTCCTAACGCCGCCCGGCATCACACACGCAAAGGAGGCGCGTGATGTCAGGAGAGGATCTTCTTTCGCTTCGTGTAGCTGAAGCCCTGCTTGGAATGGATGCTCCGATGCATTCCGAGATTCGTGATCCAGGACACGTAGATGTCAAGACGGACGAATACCGGACCGATGACGAACTCGCTTCTCTTTGCAGTCTCTTCGCGAAGCTTCTCGCATACGAGAGGGAGTTCGAACTCGACCTGCTTGAAGCCAGCAACGTCATCGGCATGAACGTCTCCTATGGTCTCGTCTTCCATGCGGACGACGACTCGAACGTCACTTGCGCTGAAGCCGCAGTCGTTAATTACGGCCATGACTCCTGTTTTGGCGTCAAACTGGGCGGCCCACTCGTACGTTCGCTGATCGGAAGTAACCTCGACGCTCCGACCGGCGATAAGGTTCGCGTTCTCACCTATCTGGTTCGCGTCGGACGACAGGCCGTTGGATTCGGAGGAAAGCATGTTGGCTTCCTCGCCGACGCCGAGGGACTTCTCCGCGATCTTGTTGGCGTTATGCGTCTGGACGAGGGCGGCGCACCCGGTGACGCAGCCGATGGCGGAGAACGCAAGACTGACGATGTTGGACCAATCCATAGAACCGATTCTAGCCACGAAGGAGGCGCGTGATGGAAGACGATGGGGCATTCGCGTCGTTGGCGGCTGCTTTGAAGCCGATGAACACGACGAAGGACATTGCCGACCGCTGCGGCATCAAGGAAAGCACGCTCGCGCACTGGAGAAGCGACGGCATCGGCCCGAAATTCGTGAAGGTCGGAAGGACCGTCATGTACCCGAAGGAGCCGATGATCGAATACTTCCGCGACCACCTGTACCAGTGCACGACCGAATACGAGGAGGAATAGGCATGAAAACGATTCGCAAGGCCTGCGTGCAGGCCATCTTCGACGAATTCGAGACACGGGGCGAACTGGTCCACGCGTTCGCGGATGGGGATGCTAAGGCCATGAGGCCTCTCGGCCACATCGTCGGCTACGTCGACCTTGACGTCACCGGAATCGTGGATCTCATCGTCGACACGATCAACAAGGAGCTGTGATGACACTCAGGAGAATCGACGCGGAAACGCTGCTGACGCCACCCGAACCGCCGAAGGCGAGCATCGTCATGCTTGGCATGAGCGGATACGCGGTTCGCATCAGTCCGAAAGGCGGGGCCCAACTCGTGGAACTCCTGCCCGACGGCGCCTGCACGCTCGCATCCATCACCGCGGGCGAGCTTGAGACATTCGACTACCAACTCCACAACGAAACGGGAGGCACCAGATGACCGACAACGATTTCCGTATCGAGGACCGGAAGGAACGCGAGGCGAAACGGCCGAACTATCCGCTGCGCAGGGTCAAGTTCCTGCTCGCGGTCGTCGGCCTCGTCGCCAGCGTGACGCTCATGCTCACCTGGCATGGCGGGAGCCTTGCGGGCGCGCTTGTGGTGGAGGGCGTGTATCTCGCCACCACGTTGTGGCTGGTGGTACGGTTCGCACCGAAATACGACGAAAAGGACGACAATCATGCCTAGCGGAGCGGACAGCCTGCAAAAACATTCGAAATACGCTCCGGTCAACCGTGGCAGCATCCACTACGGCGCATCCCGAAGCCACGGCCACCACACTTCGCCGAAGACATGGAGCCAGGAGACCGGCATCGACCTCGACCGGCTCCTCCACGACGAGCACGCGTACATCACGCGGATGAGACGCCGAGGGCTCCAGGACGTGAAGCCACGTATCCAACGAGTGTACGAGACGACCATCGCACTACAGATGGACGGGGTGACGCCCAGCAGCCACAAGGTGGCCTTACGGCTCAACATCCCCCGGAGCACCGTGATGGGCGACGTGCACAGGCTCGCCGGCATGGGATTGCTCGTCAACGCGCGGACCCGACGCGGAGGCTTCCTCACCACCGGCAGAACACCCGATTGGAGTGACCTGGATTGAGTCTCGAAACATTAAGCCTGCCGGAATGGCCAATGGTGTGCGAGCTCACCGTGCCTGGCGACCCGCAGTCGAAAGGTCGTCCACGCGTCTACCAGGGACACGGCATCACCCCGACGCGGACGCGGGAGGCCGAGAACCGCGTGTACTCGGAATGGCGCAACCAGTATCCCCGCCTGCCACCCTACGAAGGGCCAGTCTGCCTGACGCTCACATTCTGGACGGCAACACGGCGCGGACGCGATTGGGACAATCTGGCGAAACTGTTCACCGACGCGTTGAACGGCGTCGCCTACATGGACGACCGGCAGATCATCGAAGCCAGCGTGCACGTGCACCGTCCCGACCAGTACGTGCTTGGCGCGCACGGCAGGCCACGCAAACGGAAAAGCGGCGACCCGCTCACATGGCACGGCCAGCCATACACGCCACACACACAGGCAAGCATCTATTTCAAACAGGAATACATACCCAGATAGGAGAAAACACCATGAAAAACACCAGTGAATACGTTGTGCAGACCCTCATCGATGACGAGGACATGAGCGCCGACCTCGCGAGCCTCTACCCGGCGGCCAGCAAAATCGGCGACGCAGCCGCGGCATTCATCGACAAAGCGGACCAGACCATCGAAAAGAAGGGTCTGATGGGCACGCCTGCCGGAACTGTCGCGAAATGCATCGACATTTGCCAGAACGTCGTCAAGGAAGGCGCGGCCATCAGCCGGCTCCTACGCAATCCAAGGACCTGCGACATCGCGATCGTCAGCCGACGGTGCGAGGAAACGAATCCCGCCACCGAAGACGACGGCATGACGCAATCGACAGTGGAGGACGTGGAATGAGCAAGCAGAGGGGACACATGCCGTACTGCCGCACGTGCGGACCATTGGGGCCGGCCATGCGAACCATGCCCGCGTTCGACGTCGTGGAAACGCACCGACGCTCCTACCCGCACCACCAGACCAGCGTCATCCCCACCAAAACCAGCATCATCGTGAAAGGAACAAGCAAATGAGCGCGCAGAATCTCGAAACATTGGCCAAACGGTACGTGGAACTGAAAAGCCGCATCGCCGACCTGCAGGAAGAAGCCGACGGATTGAAAGCCGAACTCATGGAGAACCGCGGGCCAGGCGAATACGCTGCCGGACCGTTGACCGTGAAAATCTGGAAAGGCAAACGCAATCTCGATGCTGGAGCATTCGAACGGCGTTTTCCTGTGCAACAGTACGCCGACTGCTACCAGATCAAACCAAAAGCATTATCCACGATCATCAAACAGGTCGGCGAAAACGCCTTGCAGGATTGCGTGAAAGTCGGCGCGGCAAGCCTGGTGGTCGAATGATGGGCGACAAGATCATCAGACAACACTTCAACCACGCATTGAACAACGCGCTGGACGCCTACGACAAGTCCTTAAGCGAGAACGTGTATCTCCTCGACGCGGACGACCTCGACGCTTTTGCCGACATCCTGTACCGCTACCTATTCGACGTGAAATGCGAGGCATGAAAATGGCCAGCGAACTCGACCTCGAGGCCGTCATGGCCGCAAACCAGACCATACCGGAAACGACGCCGGCACCCACGGTGGAGTCGACGGAGTGGACGGAAATCCGCGGCATCATCGAAGACCACATCACCAACCAGCCAAGAAGCCTGCAAAAGGAGATCGGACCATCGGAGCTCGGCACCGACTGCCTCCACTGCCTCGCCGCCAGACTCGCCGGATGGGAGAAACGCCAGTCGGCCGCATGGCTGCCATTCATCGGCACATGCGTCCACGAACGATTCGAACACCTGTTCAACAGTCGCAAGGACGAATTCACCGTCCCGGACGACGATGGGGGAGAACCATGGGCCGTGAAACGCTTCGAGGCCGAAAGACACGTCGACGTGGGCGAAATCCACGGACTCCACGGCCATCAGCGCATCCACGGCAGCATCGACCTGTACGACGCGGAAAACAACACGACCATCGACTGGAAAATCACAGGCCCCACCACAATCCGCAACGTCAAAGCCAACGGGCCAAGCCAACAATATCGCATCCAGGCAAGCCTCTACGGCATCGGATTGGAAAACGACGGCGAACCCTGCAAAAAGAACGCGATCTACTTCCTGCCCAAGAACAGCGTCAGTCTCGCCGACGCACTGCCCGTCGAATTCGCTTTCGACCCGAAACCCGGCAAATGGGCTTTAAGCCGCGCGCAACTCATCGCCAACCTCCTCGACCTCATCGAACAAGAGGACGGACCAAACGTGCGCGACGCGTGGATCCACGCGCTACCCACCAGCCCGACCCACTGCTTCCAATGCGGCACATGGCCGGACGACCAGCTGGGCGACCTCGCCCAACTGAACCAAGACCAATATCCGGCACTGCCGGACAAATGGCGGCAGTCCATCGGCCTGCTGGAATCCACCTACAGGAAAACAGAAAGGTAAAAATACAATGTTCGGAACGAATAATTACGGTGGCGGATTCACCCAGCAAGGCGGAGCCAGCTACCGGCCACAACAGGCGCAGCAGCAGTCCGCCGAATCATTGAGTCTCGACGACGTGATGCAGGGAGGCGCGCCCAGCGCGTTCAGCAAGGACGATCCGATCGGCACTTCGGTGGAAGGCGAGATCGTGGAAATCCGCGCGGAACAGCAGACCGACTTCACCACCGGCGAACCACTCTACTATCCGAACGGCAAGGCGAAGCCGCAGGTCGTCATCCACCTGCAGACCACGATGACGGATCCCAACCGGATCGGCGACAGCGGCATCCGAGGCGTGTACGTGAAGGGCTACAACATCGGCCAATTGCGTCTCGCATGCCGTCAGGCCGGAGTCGGCGACCATCCGAACGTCGGAGACCACTTGAAGGCCACGTTCGCCCGCACACAGCCCGCGAAGACCCGCGGTTTCAACGACGCGAAAATCTACGACTACATCGTCACGCCGAAAAAGACCGCCGACCTCACCACCGCGATGAACGACCCGCAAGCAGGCATGACGCAACAGCAGCCAGCCCAGCCGGTCCAGCAGGCGACGTTCAGCCAGCCGGCAGGATTGACCGCGCAGGAACGACAGCAGGTCCTCCAGTTGAAATCCTTGGGCAAGACGCCGCAGGAGATCGCCGGGCTCCTCGGCAAAACCGTTGACCAGGTGGTCAACGCTGTCGGAGCAGGCAGCGGACAAGAACCGGAATTCTGATCGTCAAAAAATGGCAAAAGTCCCCTCGCGTCCCCGTGATTGCAGTCATCTGCAAAATAAAACGTCCACGGGGACGCGAGGGGGACATACGAAAGTCCACCCAAAAATGACGGAATTTCAACGATATATAGAAAAAGAGACAAAGGGACAAAGGTTTTTATATATATGTCTTTTTTGTTGTTTTTTGGTGTGTGTTGTTACGGACGTCCGCGTCCCCGTCAATCAAGGAGGTGAATAGTGAGGGATTATCGCAAATACCAGCCGATACCGGTCGACACTCTGCCAGCCCAGTTCGCCGGCATCTTCCACCTGCTCGAACTGACGTTCACACCGGCAAACGACATGACCATCGTCACGACCATCACCGGACAGAACCTCCAACTCGTCTGCCAAGGCGGCACCGAAACCGACAATCGCAAAAAAGCACCGGTAGTCGCCGCAGGCTACCAGAAAGCCATCTGGGAACTCCGCGAAGGCCATTTACGCTACTGCCCGTCACAGGACAGGCTCTGGCGACGCGACCCCGACATGAGCGACCACGACGGCGGCCGCCTCCTGCTCAACAGCTGGCATCCGGTAAAAACCATCGAGGACGAATACCATATCGGAGCCACGGCCAACAGCAGGGAACGCAATCCGCTCTACAGTGCGGCGATCCTCCGCGAATCGAAACGCGCCCAATGGTTCGACCAGGTGGAACGCGGCGTCCGCTGCGACCCGTGCGTATGGGTGCGCCGCGACGGGAAGGTCGTCTGCCTGCAGGGCGTGCCCGACATCGCCGTCACGCAGACGTTCACTCCGGTCGGCATGGGCGTCAAGGCGTTGAAGGAGGCGGAACGCATCCTCCGATGGCTGACCGTGGACGAGAAATCCTATGCGAACCTGTGCCGCATGTTCGCCACGCCATGGCTCGAACCGTTCAAACAGTTGTCCTACGTGCTGTCCGGTCACGGCGGCGATGGCAAGACTTTGATCGCACGTCAGGCGCTGGTCGGCGTATTGGGCGTCGGCAAGGTGTTTCCCGGTTTCAGCGTGCAGCAGTACTGCAATGGCGGCGCCTACACGTTGGGCCGCGAGTCCATGAACGACGAGATGGACGGCAAGGCCTTCGCCTTTGATGACGAGGCGTGCGCCGTGGACGAGGACATGCTGCCTTTGTTACGCGCGTTGTCCACCGGCTCGCAGATGAACGCGCGCGTGACCGGAGGGAAATACCGTGTGATCACGCCGAGCGCGACGATGCTGTATTTGACGAATATGCAGTTCGCCGATTCGACCGAGAATTCCGACATGCGTCGTTTCGTGAAGGTCGAATTCCATCCGTCGAAAGGCCGCTCGTATGACGAGTATCATGCGATCGAGGGTTTCTGCCATCGGCATCCCGCAGCGTTCTTCGTCCTGTCATGCCGCCTGTGGGAGAAGTCCGACGTGCCGGAGATCGTAAATCTGAGTCCCGCGCGCAACATCAGCGACGAAATGTACTGGCTGATCAGCGAAATCGTATCCAACGAGGAACAATATGGCGCCTTGGTTGCTTCGAGGAACGATTACCGTAAAGAATTCCATTCTGCGGTGCCGCAGTCGCTGATGGATGTGCTTGGTTTGGAGAATTCGAAAACGAAAATGCTGCCTGGTGGCCAGTGTCGTGTGGTTCGTGTGGTCGATCGTGAGCGTTTCGACATGTATCGCAAGGCCGCTCTCGGTACGGAAGCCGAGGAAACCGCCACGGACTGGCGGCAGACCGCATTGTCGAAACCGAACCGCGACAGCCTCATACCACTGGATGATGTCGGCGGCTGTCATGACATGGCCGCATTGGTCGAATCCGCGTTGAACGGACAGGCGGGCTTCGCCCCATGCGAGGGCAAGGCGCGCAGGCAGGGCGGTCCCGTCGACGGGAAGGTCTCATTGTCGTGGAAACGGTTGAACCCTTCGTCCGAAAGCCATGTGGATTCGACGATCGTGACCGAATCGATGGACAGGTATGCGGTCATCCCGCTTGGCCAGTGCTTCGTCATCGACTGCGACAAGCCGTCCGAAGCGGACGGGCCGGACGGCTGGCAGTGCCTGCAGGCGTTGACCGGCGACTACGGTTCCACCGCACTGCCGGCCACGTTGATGACGAAGACGCCGCATGGCGTGCACCTGTACTATCGCATGCCCGCCGGCATGGACGTCACCCTGCTGAAGAACGCCGTGCACGAGCAGAACCTGCCCATCGACCTGCGCGTCAGCAACAAAGGCTACGTGCTTGGTCCCGGCAGCGTCGTCAACGGCAGTCGATACGAGCTGGCTGATTTGCCGGCCGATGTCGTGCCGGAGGCGAGTGAGGCAATCATGCGCATGCTCAAGGATTTCGGATATACGAATGAGCCGAAGCCGGAGGCGCCCGCTTCGAGCTTGGATGATGTCATGGCCGACAGGCCGGCCGCGTCCAATTCGCAGGGGACGCCGGATATGACGCCGGTGCCGGAAGGCCAACGCAACAGCACATTGCACGCCTGGGCGTACGGAAGGCTGAAGAACCATCCGGAGAACGAGCGGCAGATTCATGATGATCTGCTGCAGCGCGGTCGTGTGAGCGGTCTGCCGGACGGAGAACTCGACCAGATCTGGAAATCGATCAAACGAAGCCTCGGATAAGGGTAGGAATCATGATGGGAATCATCCGAAAACTTGGTGGTCTTCTCGTTGAGGTGTCCGGGCTCATCCTGGGATTCGTCATGCTGATGCTTTTTCGAAACAGCTTGGAAGATCACCGACCTCATCGACTGGTGGCGAGATGAGTCGTAAACCACCATTGTGGATGCGCCGGCTCGCGCCACCGGGCAATCCGGCGCACCTCGTATCGGCCGTCTGCTCATGCGGACGGTGGATCTTCAGCGAACGTGACGTGGTCTGGCAGTCATGGGACGCCGGCATCATCACCGGCGATGACCTGACCACCGCGATTATCCTCGGCCGGCAGCTCATCCGGATCCGCCGCATCGCGCAGGCGGACACGATCAGATTGGAGACGGTCGCGGGACCGCTCGGCATCAGCCCGGACGGAATGTATCTCGGCGCGCATGAATGCGGGCTCATGCCCATCAGCGTCAAACCCGCCGACATGAGCGGGAGGGAATTCCACTATTCGACCCTTGAGGGGTTCCCGACGATGCGGCCGGATCCCGACAATCCGGACCCGTGGGCGGGAATACCCGAAATGGAACTGATGTTCGATTCAGGATGGCCGAAATGCTAGAATCGCAACATATGGGCGAAAATCAGGAAGAGACCTCAACATGTAGTGTGTGCGGCGGTGAGTGCCGTATTCAAGCCACGATGTGCGACAAGTGCGAGACCGCTTTGAGGGGATGGATCCACGACTATCCCGTCTGGATTCACGCCCTGCGCGAGTTTCTGGATTCGACGGCGCATTACGGGGGTCACCAGCCTGGACGTGTCAACCTGCCGTCCGCGCCCACGCCGATCAGACTCTCGGTCGTTGACCATCTGCAGGAGATCGAGGATGCGGTGACGGCGTTGTGGTGTCGATTGTATGCGCCGCCGGCCATGCCATGGGCCACGAGCATCGCGGTCCCGCCCATCGTCGACATGCTCAAGGCATGCTGGTCATGCCAGCGGTTGAACCGCCTGCCGGACATCGGTTTGATTTGGCATGACTGGCAGCGGTTGGCGCGCAAGACGCTGAGCATCATCGACGTGCCGCCATCCAGGCATGGTATCGGCAGGTGTCTGAATCCTCTGTGTGGCGTGGAGCTGAGTGCGGAGGTCGGCGCGGTAAGTGTTGACTGTCCGGTGTGCGGCAACACTTATCGCGTGGTCGACGTGCGATTGGGGTTCCTGCGGGAGTGCATCGAATCGGGCAGGGCGTTCACGGCGGGGGAGTGCGCGGAGCTGCTGCGCGAGTGCGGGTTCCAGTGCAATGCGAACACGATTCGTTCGTGGCGCAAGCGCGGCAGGCTCCAGCCGGCCGGTGAGAGCGAGAGGGGACGGCCGTTGTACAGGCTTTCGGATGTGCATCGTCAGGTGTTGCGACGCGATTCGATTTGACAAAATCGAAAGTGCAACGCAGAATTGTCAGTGGATTAGAGGGTTCAAACCGAGGTGACTTGGTTTGAACCCTTTTCATATCCGCCATGGATTCTCCTAACTCCTTGGGTTGCAGTCCCGTCCTGTCCGAACGGCATATCGGACACGCTCCGCCCACTCCCGTCAGAGTGGGCATACCTCAATGTGGCAGGCAAGCCAATCCCGTGCTTCCGTGATGCGGTGATGCTCAAATCCGCCTGTCCATGCCTTCGTAGGAATCAGTGGTAGATCGCACCGGTCGCAGATCTTCGGATCCTCTTCCTTGCGGCTCGAGTGTGGACGCGGGTTCGAATCCCGCCGAAGGCACCCATGAAACAAATCCGGGGTAGGGGTATTGACAATCCGGGAGGGGTATTCGCAGATGATGGGGAGCCCCTACAAGACACGGGAGTGTCCATATACGGGAGCCCCTATACCGGCATTCCAGCAGGCCAACGGCGAAGATAGTCGTCGGCAAATCCACGGCACCCCTGGGCTCATACATGCGTGGGAGGCCACATGAGCAAGCGGCGCAACGAGCGTGTCAGCAACGGCTGGCGGCGCAGACAGCTCAGGGCAAGAGTCCTGGCCGCATACGACGTGTGCGCCATCTGCGGCAAGCCAGTCGACAAGACATTGAAGACACCACATCCGATGAGTGCCGAGGTCGACGAGCTCATACCAGTCTCACGCGGTGGTGATCCATACAGCTTCGCGAACTGCAGGCTCACGCACCGCAGATGCAACAGGATGAAGAGCGACAAGACAGACGAACACGCACGAGCGCTGCTGGCTGGCAGACAGGAAGTGAAATCAAGCTCGATGCCGTTCAAAACGTTCGGTATCTGACCTCCGATGACCAGGGCGGGGACCTCGGGTATACCCCTTACGGGAGCCTCGGGTGCAGTGCCGATATTTCTCTTGAAATTTAAGCGTAACGAATTGTGTTACGCATACGTTGAATGAAAGGCGGAATATGGCCTTTTTCAAAGCGTCAGCATCTGACATAGAACGATTTAATAAATACTTCAGAAGCACTGACCCTAGTAAATGTTGGGAATGGAACGGTGCTCATCACCCAAAGGGATATGGCACATTCCGTCTGGCAAAGACGTCCGTTCCGGCACATCGCTTCGCATATGCATTGACTCATAACATGTTTATCCCAGATGGGATGGTGATTGATCATATCTGTCACAACCGTTCATGCGTTAATTCAGACCATTTGAGAGCAGTAACGGTTCAGGAGAATTCCGAATATCGTGTTTCCTGTAATAAGAACAGCAAATCCGGAATCCGTGGTGTCTACTGGCGTAACGATCGAAAAGCATGGCAAGTTGAGGTTATCAAGAATAGGAAGGCATACAAGAGAGGTCCATTCAAGACGCTTGCACGGGCGGAAGCTGCTGCAACAAGATTGCGCGAAGAACTCGGGTTCCTCACTGGTTTTGGAATGAAGGAAACGCAATGATTTGCGAAGTATGCGGTAAGCAATTTAGGCCAAGTGGCAAGGGCAGCCAACAGAAATATTGCTCCGCGAAATGCAGGCAGAAAGACTATCGGCGTCGGAAAAAGAACCGGCCCGCACAGGACCGGAACGGTAAGCCGCCCGTCAAAGCCGTGGAAACGAAACAGAAGCCGGAAAGGGATCTCGACCAGCGGAGCTTCGAGAGGATGATGGACGGCAGCATGCTGGACATGCTGCGCGCCAACCGTGACCGACTGCAGAAGGCCATGGATGACACGTCCACACCGGCAAACGCACTGCCTGCGATCAGCCGCCAGCTCATCGACGTATGCGAACGCATCGAATCGCTCCAAGGCGGCGGTCTGACCGACCTGTTGGACGATGAGGAAGACGAGGTGACGGACGATGTCGGAGCGTCGATTGTCTGAGATCGCCAAGATCCTGCGCCAGCCGGAAGGCATCGTCGGCAGCGAGTTCACGCGAATCAACAAAGCCGCGCGCAAGGCCGGCATCCGTTTCGACTTGTGGCAGCAGGGCTTCTTGTGGCTTCTGTTCGCCAAGAACGCGGAAGGCAAGTATGCGTGTGGCGCGGACGGCGCCGTGCTGTCCAGCTGCAGGCAGATCGGCAAGACCTTCACCGTCGGCACCGCGTTGTTCCTCAAGGCGATACTCACACCGAACCTGAAAGCCATCTGGACCGCCCACCATACGCGCACCAGCGACGAGACATTCGCGGACATGTGCGAGATGGAGCATAATCCAGTGCTCGGCCGGTACGTGGAACGCATCCGCAGAGCAAACGGCCAACAGGAGATCACGTTCACGTCCGGCAGCCGCATCATGTTCGGCGCCCGCGAAAACGGCTTCGGCCGAGGATTGCACAGCGTGGACGTGGCCGTGTTCGACGAAGCGCAGATCCTCACAGTGCGCGCGATGGACAACATGATTCCGGTTTTGAACACGAGTCCTAACCCCCTGGTCGTGTATATGGGCAATCCACCCAAGCCGGGAGACCAGTGCGATGCGTTCACGGAGAAACGCATGCACGCGCTGAACCATGACGGAAACCTCCTCTACGTGGAGCTTGCCGCCGACAAGGACGCGGATTCGGACGACCGCGAACAGTGGGCTAAAGCGAATCCCAGCTATCCGAAACGTACAAGCGAACAGGCAATCATGCGCATGCGCAACAACCTGTCGGAGGATTCGTTCCGTCGCGAGGCGCTTGGCATATGGGGCGAGACCGCCACCGCATACGCCATCAGCCCCGACCTGTGGCAGGCCGCGGCCATCGACGACGTGCCCGAGGGCGGCACGGTGAGCTTCGGCATCGACATGCCTCCGGACAGGAGCGTGCTGACCATCGGAGCGGCGCTACGATACGCGGACGGTTCGGCCATCGTCCAGATGGCGAACATCAAGGACGCGCGGCAGGCTGGCACCATGTGGGCCGTGGACTGGCTCGCCGAACGTTGGCCGAAGACCGCCAGCGTGGTCATCGACGCGCAGTCGCCCGCCATGAGCCTGCTGCCCGAACTGAAGAAAGCACATGTGAAGGTCACGGTCACGAACATGCAGGAGATGGGCCGAGCATGCGGCCGGTTCCTCGACATGCTCAAAGCCGGAACGCTCAAGCACCCGCGGGACGAATACCAGCCGCAGCTGGCCGCGGCCGTCAAGGGCGCCACCACGCGGCCTCTTGGACAGTCCGGCGCGATCGCTTGGAACAAACTCGGCAGTGATGTCGACATCACGCCGCTCGTGTCCACCACTCTCGCCCTGTATGGGGCGTTCACGACGAAACGACATCCGGGAAGACGACAGGAGGTGATGTTCTGATGGTGTTCTACATGGCCGACGGCACAACGGTAAGTGTCGCTCCGAAATTCACCGGCAGCAGCTACCTCGACACCGCAAGCGGAAACGTCGGCACCATCCTCGGCGTCGACGACGAGGACATGCCCATCATCCACGAACTGTTGCGCGTGTGGCGTGAGAAATACCCACGCAACCTGATCCGCGGAGCCTACTACGACTGCAAGGAACGATTCAAAGACTTCGGAATCTCCATCCCCGACCAGATCAAAAACAAGGTCGAGGCGATGATCGGATGGCCCGAACTGGCCGTCCGATCATTGAGCGACCTGAGCGACCTGGAAGGGTTCAGCGTATCCGGCGACGACACGATGGGCGTCAACGACCTGTTCGAGGACAACCAATTGGACGTGGCCACGTCAGAACTGATCGTATCCGCTTACAAGCACTCATGCAGCTTCCTGACCATCGCCGCAGACCCGGAGAATCCGGACCGGATCAGCATGATCCCACGCTCCGCCGACTGGTCCGCTGGAATCTGGGACCGACGCAACCACCGTCTGGCCGCGGCATTGACCATCACCGAGGACGACAAGGACGGACGAATCTGCGCGTTCAACGTGTGGCTCCCCGGCAAGGTCTACGAATGCTCCGGCCACCTGACCCCATGGCGGGCGGAGAAAATCGAAACGAACTTCGACCAGCCGACTGCCGTCGCGCTCGCCTACGACAGGCAGATGGACCGGCCATTCGGCCACAGCCGCATCAGCCGTTCGCTCATGAGCCTCGTCGACGCCGGATTCCGCACCGTGGTCCGCATGGAGGCGTCGGCCGAATTCTATTCCGTTCCGAAACTCTGGTTCATCGGAGCGAACAGGGACGCGTTCAGCAGCAACACATGGACGAGTCTCATCCAGGCGATCAACGCGATCACCGCGGACGAGAACGGAGAGCTTCCCCAACTGCATCAGGTGCAGCAGGCGTCCATGACGCCCCATTCGGACATGCTCAAGACCTTGGCCATGCTCGTCGCCTCGCAGACCCGAGTGCCGGTCGACTATCTGGGCATCACGTTGGACAATCCGACCAGCGCCGAGGCCATGGCATCCGCCGAACGACGGTTGACGCGCATCGCCGACAAGCAGAACGTGGCCTTCGGGCGGGAACTCAAACGGGCCATGGGCATCGCCGTGGCATTGCGCGAAGGCGCGAACACGATACCCGACTCCATACGCGACGTGCATCCGGTATGGGCGCCCACAAGGGAAATCTCCGACGCGGCGCGCGCCGACGCGTTCACGAAGATCGCCGACAAGATCACCGGCTACGCCGACTCCGATGTCGGACTCGAACGTCTCGGCCTGACCCGCGAGGAAATCACCCGCCTACGCGCCGACCAGCAACGGCAGAAATCGGAACAACGCATCGACCAGCTCATGGACAGAAGCGCGGCGTCCTCGGAGGTGACGGATGGATCTGAACAATCTGGATCTGCCGGAACCGGCGAAAGCGCAGCTTCGTCAGAAACTGGAGAAACTGCATAGGGATTACGAGACTGATCTTGAGAATCTGACAGACGACGCCACCGACGCGATGGAATCCGCGAAACCGTTGGAACGACAAGACATAGTGCTCAGGTACACCCGCGATGCGTCCGAACGATCACGCAGGTACTACACTGACACCAGGAACCTGTGGCAGAAATACGCCGGCATCAAAATGCCGCCCTACGTCTCATCTACTTGCGACGAATATGAAGTGCTATACCGTCAGGTAGGCGGTTTCACTGGAACCGATTGGAATGGGCATAACTACACTAATTTGAAGCATGGCAACGCCAACGGGCTGACTGTTGAAGACCTTTGGCCCGACCTGAAGACGGTGGACGACTGGCAGCAGTTCATTGCCGACATGATGAGCAGGTCTGTACGATTGACCACGCAGAACAACCGCGACGCCGACGAGACGCATCCTGGATGGGCACGCGTCCCACGAGGCTCCAATCCTTGTGCATTTTGCGTGATGCTCGCCAGCCGAGGATTCGCATACACCAGTGAGGAAAGCGCGGACTTCGGCGGCTCTTTCCATAACGGCAAATGCCGTTGCATTCCCGTGTGCAGCTGGGGCAAGGACAAGATCTTCGGCTATGACCAAGCGAAGTATAAAGCCATGTACGATCAGGCCGTGCAAGCCATCAACGGCAACGCATTGGGAAAGAATTGGAAGTCCTCCGCCGAGGAAGCCGGAATCAAGTTGGATTCGGCCGACGCGAATGCCGTCACATTCGTTATGCGCCATAAGTTCCCTAAGCAATTGAGCGACGGGATCATGCCGAAGAAACGTGCGTCTTTCAAAGTCGAACATGATTTCACCGGCATGCGCGACGAGAAATCATTAAGCAAGAAAGGATGGGATGGAAGGCAGAAGGCGCTTGGCGTCCCAGTAGACGCAGACGTCCTTGAGATGCATGAAATCGTGTTCCTGGAACATTTCAAGTCACTCGGACAGCATTACGAATGGATTCCACGCGATACTTTGGGGCACAAATCGACGAATGACTTGAAATGGATTGAGCAAGACCTTGAGTGCGAGGTTAAGTCATCTCGGCAAAAACGCCCAGACTACGGATCCATTTCGAAGAACATCTCAAAAGCGGTATCCAAAGCCGAGCAGCATGGTGTCGTGAAGGATGCATTCATTGTGGATCTCACTGGATACTCGGCTCCGGAGAAACTGGTGACGCAACTTTCCCGCTATAACGCGCTGCATAAGAAAAACAAGATCAGACGTTTGTTCCTATTGGACAACAACGGGATGAGAGAAATCGAGCTGCAATAAAAACCCGGAGGCACTCCCGCACGAATAGGCTATTATTTCAAGTCTGCACGGGACCTCCGGTACTTCTATTTTACCAAAAACCATTGATTTCGGTGGATTGCCAGAGCAGACGAATGAACCCGACTGTAACTCGGGCGCTTCACAGCCGCGCAGGTGCGAATCCTGCATCCACCACTCGGCCAGCCATTCAGGTTGGCGGCGACCATGCGCCGTATCGCGTGGGAGGACCATACAGCGCACCGTGGCGCGGTCGAACTCGAATCCACGGGAAACAGCAAAGGAGAGCAGCATGTCCATCAGATTCCGATTCCCGGCACACATCCGTCTCATCGACGGCGGTGGCGACGAGGGCGGTTCCAATGACGGTGGCGATGGCGGTGAGCCGAGGTCGTTCACCCAGGAACAGGTCGACCAGATCGTCGAGAAGCGACTGGCCAAGGAGCGCGGCAAGTACAAGGACTACGACGAGCTCAAGTCCAAGGCCATGAAACTCGACGAGATGGAGAACGCCGGAAAGAGCGAAATCGACAAACTCAAGGAATCGAACGCGGCGCTGCGCAAGCAGATCGACGACGCCGCGGCCGAGAAGCAGCACGCGGAATGGGTGTCCGAAGTCGCCAAAGACAAGGACGTTCCGGCCGAACTGCTGCGCGGCGGAACCAAGGAGGAACTCGAGGCGCATGCGGACCTCCTGCACGCGGCGCTGCATCCGGCATCCAAGCCGCCTCAGGTGAGGAACCAGACGGGCTCTCCATCGCACCAGAACAACAACAAGGACGCCGAAGAGCTCTCGTACATCCACCAGCTCCTAGGCGAATAACCCAACCATCCGAAAGGACAAGCCATCATGGCGATGAAAACAGACCAGATCAAGCTCCCCGTGAGCGTGGCCACCGAAATCGTGAACAAGGCCAAGGACACCAGCACCATCGCGTCCCTGAGCCCCAGCACGCCACAGATCTTCTCCGACGCCGACTACCTCGTGTTCAACGGCAAGAGCGAAGCCGAGGTAGTGGCCGAAGGCGCGGTCAAGAGCAGCTACGAGCAGACCGTGGACTCCGTCGTGGCGAAGCGCTTCAAGGTGCAGACCACCACCCGCGTCACCAGCGAACTCCAGTGGGCCGACGAGGACAACCAGCTGCAGATCATCCGCAGCATCCAGGCCGATCAGGCAGCCGCACTGGGCCGCGCCCTCGACTACGTGATCTACCATGCGATCAACCCCAAGACCGGTGAGGCGCTCTCCGGATTCGACCCATTGAGCACGTCTGCCGTGCAGGTGATCGCCACCGAGGATGAGATCGGCAACGTGGACGCTTTGGCCGACGCGCTGAACGACTCCTACGACATCAACGGTGTCGCCCTGTCCAAGACCTGGGCGTCCCGCCTGCGCAAGCTGCGCGTCCCCTCCACCGGCATGCGCTTCTACCCGGAGATCCCGCTGAACCTGCAGGCCGGCAGCCTGGACGGCATCACCGCCGCGACCTCCGGAACCGTCAACGGCCGACTGGCCAAGACCCCGACGAAGGTGCTCGCGTTCATGGGAGATTTCAGCCTCATCAAATGGGGCATGGTCCGCGATCTGACCAGCGAGATCATCGCCTACGGCGATCCGGACCAGACCGGCGTGGACCTGAAGGCCCATAACCAGATCGCATACCGCACCGAGGCGATGTACGCGTTCGCGATCATCGATCCGAAGGCGTTCGCCGTACTCAAGGCCACGGAATGAGGTGAACGATGAGTTTCCCCATCCAGACCCTTGTGGTCAATCCGTCAGGTAAGAAGAAGCATGCGATCGGACCGTTGGACGCGCAGGTGAGCCTTGTCAACAAGGATGGCACGGACTTCTCCGCCGGATCCAGCGCCTACGAGCTGCCGGCGGCCGGCGAGGACACCCTCGGCGGCATTAAGCAGTACGCGCCCGAACAAGCGATCGGCAACGTCGACAGCAACATCGCCGAGGCCGCGGCGGACACTCCGACCAAGGACGAATTCGACAAACTCGTCACCGCGTTCAACACGTTGGCGAAACAGTTCGACGACACCATCGCCGGCCTCGTATCCGCCGGGGCGGTCAAACTGCCGGACAAGAAGTGACCATGACGGACGAGCCCGACATGTTCGCCACCTCCGACGATCTCGAACGGAGGTGGCACAAGCTCACCGACGAGGAACGCGAGAAAGCCGACACGCATCTCGCGGACGTGACCGACTACATCAAGGAACGCTCCCCGAACTGGCGGCGGCTCCTCGACGAACGGCCACGACTGTTGACGAAGATCACCTGCGACATCGTCCGCAGGATCATGCAGGCCGACCCGTACGACATTCCCGGCGGCATCACGCAGATGAACCAGACCACCGGCAGCTTCAGCGAACAATACAGTTTCGGAGCGCCCACCGGCGATCTCTGGCTGCGCGACGACGAGAAACGCATCCTCGGCATCAACGCGCAACGCGCGTTCAGCGTCGACATGGCAACGGGGGAGACGTCCTAGTGGAAACCATCGAAATCTGGCGCGGCCAGCCCACCACCGACACGGACGGCAACCCCATCCAGGGCAAACCCGCCCGCGTCGGCACGTTCCAGGCGATGATCGCGCCAACCTCTACCACCGACCAGACCGAGGAGAACGCCAGCCCGCAGACCATCGAATACACGATCCACATCCGCGGTAGCCAACCATCAGGCATCCAGGCCGCCGACCTGATCAAAGTCAGAGGCATCCTCCTGCCCGTCAAAGGCAAACCGCAAGTGTGGAACAACATCCACGGACGCCACATCGGCGACGTCATCACCGTGGGCGAACGGGAAGGATAAACCATGGCCAAACGATGCAGATTCGTATTCAACCGCAAGGCGTTCAGCCAACAGGTCCTCAAAAACGAGACATTGCGCTCGCGCATGAGGGACGCGGCCGAGGCCGCCGTAGAGGATGACCGTTGCATGGTCCGCGACCATGACGGCAAGAACCGTAGCGGCGTGGCGATCATCTGCCCGGCACCGGTGGAGAAGGCGCACGGCACGCTGGAGGACACGCTCGGAAGGATGCGCGTATGAGCATCCCGGTCACTCCCCGCCGCACGGAGCCGCTGCTCCTGCCCAAACTGAGGACACTGTTCCCGGACGTGACGTTCGACACCATCGAACGAAGCGACCTCGAACCTCCCTTCACCGAAGCCACTCTGGCCGACTCCATGCAAGGCATGAGCACCCCAATCTCGCAGTACGTGCGGCTGCGGCTGAGCGTGCGATGCATGAGAGAGGACCATACGGGCGACTGGGACAAGGCCGCACGCCTGTGGGCCGACATCGCGAGGGAGATCATCGGGCTCGGAAACGTCGCGCCGCTCATCGACGCGTCACTCGAATCCGGGCCGGTACGCATGACTGACGAGGACAAGAGGCTGGTGTGCGCGTACGGAGTGCTCCTGCTCGAGGTCACCGTCAACTGAAACACAACAAAAAAAGACGTGCCGCCACACGCGAAGAACGAAAGGCAGACAAATGTCTGACAATAGTAAGAACACGGCCGTCGAACAGGCGGCATCCGAAACCAGCACGCAGGCCGCACAGGGAGCGACCGACTACGGGTACGTGTCCAACGGCAACAATTCCGGCAACGTGCGACTGATCAAAAACTACGCGCTGTTCCTGTTCCCCAAGGGCGACAGCACGTTCGTGGCTCCGACCGGCGTGAACTGGACGCCACCGGCAAGCAAGAAGCCGATCGGCTACTCCACGGAGGACGGCGCCGTACTGCATCCGGAACCGGGCGACAGCACCGACTACAAGGCCCACAACGGCGACATCGTGCTGTCCGACACGGATCCGGGCTACTGGACCCTGCAGCTCGCCGCCATGGAGGGCCGCAAGGATGTGGTGTCGGCCTACTTCGACGTGGACGTCGAAACGGACGGCGGCATCAGCATCAAGGGCGCCGGATTGAAGAAGGAGTGGATCCTCGTGCTGGTCGCGCTCGACCAGCAGGACCGTCCGTTCCTCCTGTACGGCACCAACGCGAAGGTGAGCGACCGTGACGACGTGAGCCTGAAAACCAGCGAGATCATGAACTTCAGCATGACGTTCAAGATGCTCAAGGGCGCCAACGGCGAGCAGTTCCACGTATGGGGCCTCGTCACCGAAGACGCCAAGTGAACCATTGATTCTTCCCGTGCGGCCGATGGCGGTCGACCGCACGGGACCACCACATCAAACCGACAACCATTAGAACGGAGCCAACATGAGCGACAAAGAATACCATGTCGTGGACGTGGACCTGACCGAAGCGGAAGAGCTCAAACCCGACGTGCACCTCGAGGTCGCCGGCGTCAAACTCGACCTGCCGAACCTCAACAACGCGGAACTGCCCATCGAACTCGTCCAGGCCATCCTCCTGGTCAAAAGCAAGCCAATGCTCTCCGACGAGGAAACCACGGCCTGCGTGAGCACGTTCCTCGCCTACTTCCAGACGATGCAGCCGAACTTCTGGAACGTGCTGCGCAAGACCAAACGTCCGATGGCCTACCTCACCGCGACCATCAAGGCGTGGGCCGAGGAATCCGGACTGGACCCAAAAGCGTTTACCTCGCCCACCTCTGGAACAACAATCGCGCGGCACTAGCCTACGACTGGATCCGAGCGTACGGGCAGATCTACAGGCCCGTACGCTTCCGGGAATGGGTTGAAGGCCAACGTCCACGAGTCGATTGGGGACTCGCCTGGGCGTTGACCCGCGAAATCCTCAAAGACCATACGAGCCACTCGTGGATGGCGTTGCAGAACGCCGTCTACGCGCCCGACGGAGCCGAACAGGCGGTCTGGACGCTGTCCGGACAACGCAAACGCCCATGGTTCGACCACGAGCACGACCCGCTCCGCCCGCCAACCCCGACGCACAACCTCACCCGCCGTCAACGCGAGGACAGGGAACGGCTCAAAGCCTGCTTCCGCATCAACGACGACCTCTGACTCCGACCGCCATCGGAATCCCAACCTACGAATAAGGAAACACGATGGCAGCACAGGACATAGGCGTCGCATACGTCCACGTCGAACCATCCGGCAAAGGATTCGGCAAAAGCATCGAAGGCGACATCGGCGACGCCGTCAGCAAAGCCTCCAAGAAAAGCTCCAGCACCCTCATCTCGAAGATCGGCGGAGCATTCGGCAAAATCGGCAAGGTCGGCACAGGCGCGATCGCCACCATCGCAGGCGGCATCACCGCATTGGCCGCCAAAGGCGGCTTCACACGCGCCCTCAACATCGAGAACGCGCAAGCCAAACTCAAAGGCCTCGGCCACGACAGCGCAAGCGTCACCGAAATCATGAACGACGCGCTCGCATCCGTCAAAGGCACCGCGTTCGGATTGGGTGACGCCGCGACCGTCGCGGCCAGCCTGTCAGCATCCGGCATCAAGGAAGGCGACCAGCTCACCAAGGTCCTCAAGACCGTGGCCGACACCGCGCAGATCAGCGGCAGAAGCCTCACCGACATCGGCACGATCTTCGGTTCCGTCGCCGCCCGAGGCAAACTCCAGGGCGACGACATGCTCCAGCTCATGTCGAGCGGCATCCCAGTCCTCCAAATGCTCGGCAAGCACCTGAACAAGACCAGCGCCGAAGTGTCCGACATGGTCTCGGACGGCAAAATCGACTTCCAAACCTTCGCCGACGCCATGCAGGAAGGCCTAGGCGGCGCCGCACTATCCGCAGGCACCACATTCACCGGCGCCCTGGCCAACGTGAAAGCCGCGTTGAGCCGACTCGGAGAAACAGCCGCCACACCAGTCCTCGACGGCTTACGCGGCCTGTTCAACCAAGCCATCCCACTCATCGACACATTCACCGCAGCCGTCACACCAACCCTGCAAAAAGTCGGAGCGGCACTCCAACAAGGTCTCGAGAACGCGATACCCGCCACACAGGCGAAACTCAAAAACCTTGGCGACACGATCTCCAACATCCCCGGCTTCCAGATGCTCGCCTCGGCGACGGCCAGCCTCAAAAGCCAACTCACTGGCCTCTGGAACGCAATCACATCACTCATAGGCGGACTCAACAATGGCGGCGAAGCCGCCACAATGTTCTCCACAACCGCCGGCGCGCTCGCGGGAGTGGTCGCTTCGGTCGCGCAGGCGTTGTCGAACGCGGCGGGATGGGCGAAGACGTTCGTCAACACGTTCATCGAGACGGGCGCGTTGCAGCCGTTCCTTGAAAGCCTGACCGGCGTCATCTCCGGATTGGGCTCGCTGGTTTCCGGATTGGCGGCCGCGGTCTCGCAGGCCTTCGGCTTCAACGACAGCGCGCGCACCGCCAGTTCCGCGGCGCAGAGCTTCGCCGGACTGTTGAACACTTTGACCGGCGTGCTCATGACGGTGGGAGGCTGGCTGCAGTCGGTCGGACAGTGGGCGCAGCAGAACGGCGCACTGGTATCCGGCGCGTTGAAAGCCATCACCATTGCATTGCTCGCGGTCAAAGGCTGGGATATCGTCTCGGCCGGGCTGAAGACAGTTTCCGGTGGACTGAAGGCCATTTCCGCGACTGCCTCCGGTGTGGAGAAGACCGCTACGGCCACGTTCGATTTGATTGGCAAGATCTCCGACGCGGGAAGCGCGGCTGGAGCACTGAAGCAACTCGCTGGCTCGTTCAATATTGTCAAGGCAGCTCAATCGGCGTGGAGCTCGGTGACCAAGGCTGCTACCGCCGTGCAGCTGGCATTCAGCGCTGCCTTGGATGCGAATCCGATCGGCATGCTTGTCGTGGCCATCGGCGCGGTCGTGGCCGCGCTGACATGGTTCTTCACCCAAACCGAAACGGGCAAACGACTCTGGAACAGCTTCGCCACATGGTTCATGGGAATCTGGAACCAGATCAGCACCGCATGCCAGCCAATCCTGCAAGCCATCGCCATATTCATCACCCAGACCATGAGCCAAATCCAACAAATCTGGCAAACCGGATGGACACTCATCACCGCCGTCCTCCAAAACGTCTGGAACACGATCGGCCCCATCATCATGACCGCGCTCACCGCGATCATCACCGGCATCCAAACATTCATCACCACCATCACACCACTCCTGCAAGCCGGAATACAGAACATCCAAACCATCTTCCAAACCGCCGTCACAATCATCAGCACGGTCTGGAACGGACTATGGAACACCATATCCACCGTCGTACAAGGCGCATGGACCATCATCGCCACAGTCATCAGCACCGCACTCGCCGTCATCCAAGGCATCATCCAACTGGCGCTCGCGGTCGTCAACGGGAACTGGAGCGCCGCGTGGTCGGCCATCCAGGGCATCGTGTCGGCAGTGTGGGGCGGCATCCAAGGCGTCGTCTCCGCCGGCATCGGCATGGTCAGCGGAGTGGTATCCGCCGCATGCTCGACAATCCGGAGCGTGTGGGCCGCGTTGTGGAATGGCGTCGGAAGCATTGTGTCGAGCGTCTGGGGCGGCATCGTCGGCACCGTAAGCAACATGGTTGGCCGTGTCGGGAGCGTCGTGAGCGGGATCGGCGGAACCGTCCGGAGCGCGGTGTCCGGCGCGGGAAGCTGGCTCGTCAGCGCGGGACGCAACATCATCCAGGGATTGATCAACGGCATCACAGGAATGGTCGGCTCGTTGTATTCCAGCATCACCAACGCGTTGTCGGGCTTGGTGGACAAGGCCAAGAACGCTTTGGGCATCCATTCCCCGTCGCGTGTGTTCCGCGACGAGGTCGGCGTGATGGTCGGACGTGGCATGGCATTGGGCATCGACGATTCCGCGCATGTGGTCAGCCGTTCCATGGATTCGCTCGTCTCCACGATGAGCCTCTCCGACGCGGACTGGTCGAAGACCGGCAGGCTGAACGTCACGGCCGGTACCGGCGCCAATGCCGGCGACGGCGATCTGCGGGAACTCATCACGGCGGTCGAATCGTTGCACGACGACCTCGGATCGATCATCGCCAGGTACACGCCGACGATAGGGGACCGCGACTTCGCAAGGAAGGTGAGAAGTGCAATCGCTTGAATACGTGTGCGCGGCCACAGGTGAGCGCATCGGCTTCGAGGGGCCGCTGTACGGCGAGACGCTCACGGGACTGCGCACCCGCGTCTGGGACTACAGCCTCGCCTCACGTGGCATGACGGGCATCACCCGCAAGGCACGCGAGGCGACAGTCACCGTGAAGATCCACGATTCTCCAGCCACGCTCGACCTACTGCGCCGCCTCGCGGACGCCGACATGGCATCCGGGAACCCGGGCACGCTCATCGCCGACGGCGAGTGGAAAGCCGGAGCGTGGATCACGAAAAGCGAGCCGCAGTCCATCACGCCCACGATGGTCGAGACGCAGTTGACCATCGTGCTGGCCGATGGCGTGTGGCGTCGTTCGACCATGACGCATTTCACGCCGCGATACGATTCCGGAACCTCCGACCTGGACTATCCGCATGATTATCCGCATGATTTCGCCGGCATGGCATTGGGTGCCGAGATCGTCAACGACACGTCCATCCCGCAGCCGGTCAAACTCACGATATTCGGACCGTGCATAAACCCGTACGTCATCATCGGAACCAACCGATACGAGGTCGACGTGACCGTGCCATCCGGCTCGCGTCTGGAAATCGACGGCACCGGCGATGTCAGGACCGTCACCATGGTCAGCGGCACAGGTCTCGCCACAAACTGCTTCGCGCAGGCCGTGCGAGGGTCGGGCAAGGATTCCGGCCGGTACGTGTTCCAACCGCTCGCGCCCGGAACACAGCCGATCAGCTGGCCGGGAGGATTCCAATTCGACTTGACGGTCTGCGAGGAAAGGAGCGAACCGCCATGGACCTGATCGTCACCGACGCCACAGGCAAACCCGTGGCGAGCCACGCCTCATACACGCTCGACCTCGCGTTCGGTAGCGGGGAGAACGACTTCGACCTGCAGGTCGAAGACGCCGCGCTCAAGGCGGGGAGCCGCATCATGATCGACGGCACCGAGTACGGCGGCATCATCGACGACACGGATGTCGACGTGGACGGAGGCCTGTCCACCGTCACATGGCATGGCCGCGACTGGCATGGAGTACTCGCCTCGAAGATCATCGAACCGGACAGGAACAACGATTACCTCACCCTGTCCGGCACGATTCCCGTCATCATGCGCACACTCGTCAGCCGTGCGGGATTGCAAGGCCTGTTCACCGTCACCGACGAAAGCGCCGACCACAAGACCACCTGCCAGTTCGACCGGTACGTGGACCTGTACAGCGGTCTGGTCAAGATGCTCAGGGCAAGCGGACTCAAACTCCGGTTGCGTAATGACGGCGACAAGGTATCCATGAGCGCCATGCCCGTCCGCACGATCGGCGACAGCATCGACTCGGACCTCATCGACTTCACCGCCAAACAGGCGGCGCACCCGATCAACCATCTCATCTGCCTGGGCAAGGGCGAACTCAAGGACCGTACCGTCATCCACTGGTACGCCGACGCGAACGGCACGTTCAGCCACACGCAGACCCTCAAAGGCCTTGACGAACGCACCGCCACATACGAGTTGTCCAACGCCGAAGCCGACGAGCTCGAGGACAAGGGCAGGCAGAAATTCCAGGAGCTTCGGAACACCAGCACCATCGACGTGGACATTCCCGACGGCATCGACGCGGACGTTGGCGACCTGGTCACGGGTCGTGACAACAACACGGGCCTCGTCGTCACTGCCGAGATCTCCAAGAAGATCGTCAAGGTTTCGGGAGGCGTGCTCACCGTCACCTACGAATCCGGAGGCGCCAGCGCCGGCGGCAACAGCGGAGAATCCTCCATCGGGGATGGTGGCCACGCCTACTACGCTGGAGCCGGCCTCAAACTCGACGCCTGGACGTTCAGCGCCGACGTGACCAGAAACGACATCGACTCGCTCAACAACGCATTGTCGGGTAAACAGCCGAAAGGCGACTACATCACCGGCCTGAAAATCGGTTCGGTGGACACGCTCGCCCCCGGTGCACAGGCAAGCGCGTCGCTCACGGGCGCCGGCAGCGACAAAACCTTGAATTTGGGGCTTCCGAAAGGCGACCAGGGTCCGCAAGGGGAGAAGGGCGACAAGGGCGACACAGGACCACAGGGGGCCACCGGAGCGACCGGACCCACCGGTCCTCGGGGAGAGAAAGGAGCGACCGGGGAGCGAGGGCCGCAAGGCGTCGCCGGTCCCGAAGGCCCGCAGGGACTGCAGGGGATACGCGGCGAGAAAGGCGATAAGGGTGATGCCGGCGCGATCGGCGCGGCGGGACCGCAAGGCCCGACGGGTTCCACAGGTCCGCAGGGTCCCACGGGTCCACAGGGAGCGACCGGCCCCCAGGGCAGACAAGGCATCCAAGGTTCCCAAGGCATCCAGGGCCCGCAAGGGGAGAAGGGTGACAAGGGCGACAGCGGCGTATCCGCCCCCTCGAACGGCTTCTTCACGCTCAGCATGGAAGGCGACGGCGACCTGTACGTGAACTATCCGGACAACACGAACCCACCCTCGTTCGTCTGGGACTCCGAGAGCGGGAACCTGTACGTGGACATCCCGGAAAGGTGACACATGGCGCGACTATTGATCGGCAACATCAAAGGCCCCAAAGGCGACAAGGGCGATACCGGGGCCACCGGCCCGCAAGGCAAGCAAGGAGCGCAGGGCGTTCAGGGAGCTAAAGGCGACGTCGGCCTTCCGGCGCTCGTGATGAAGAAATCCCTCGTCGGCGAATATCCGGTGGGATCCACTTTCACGGGGAACGTGAGCGAATGGTTGAACCGAACACCACTCGCCAACGAATATTCGACCGCATTGTCAGGTGGCGGAAAATACAGCATCGTCTGGCAGTGCGTTTCACAGTCCGGCAGCCTATTCACGGGAAAGACGATTTCCCGTCAATCCATCATCGGTGCGCAAGGCCCTGCCGGACCGCAAGGTCCAAAAGGTGACGTCGGCCCACAAGGCGTGAAGGGCGATACCGGCGAGACCGGGCCTAAAGGAGCCACTGGAGCTGCCGGCCCTACCGGCCCGCAAGGTCCTGAAGGGCTGAAAGGTGACAAGGGTGATAAAGGCGATGTCGGACCCGCCGGAGAAGGAGGCCCTACCGGCCCGCAAGGTCCGAAAGGCGACACCGGCCCTGCCGGACCTACCGGAGCAACAGGCCCCACCGGGCCGCAAGGCAAGCAGGGAATACAAGGTGCGCAGGGACTGCAGGGCCCACAGGGACCGACAGGACCGCAGGGTGCCAGCGGCGTGACGGCGCCAACTTCCGGATTCTTCACACTGCAGGTCGACCCGAACGGAGACCTGTACGCCGTGTACGCGGATACGACCACCGCGTCGGCGGCTCCCGTCTCCTACGATCCGGCGACGGGCGACCTGTACTACATGATCAATGACGGAAAGTAAGGAGCGCATATGACGAAGATTCTGCTCGGCAACGTCAAAGGCCCCAAAGGCGACACCGGACCGCAAGGCAAGCAGGGAGTGCAAGGACCGCAGGGCCCTGCCGGCGCCACTGGCGCGACCGGGGCCACCGGAGCGAAAGGAGAGGCCGGCCAACGCGGCGAGACCGGGTTGCCTGCCTTGATCATCACACGCATACTATCCGGATACTGGACGTCCGCATGCTCGGATTTTGACTGGCGGGTACTCAGTTTCAACCGTGCCCCGGTCGTAGGCGAATACTTCTTCGCCATGACCAATGGCGGCAAGAACCTGATGTACGCGCAGATCACAGCCACCGGGGAAAACGTGACGTTCAAACCGGTTTCCAACACAAGCCTCGTCGGACCGAAGGGCGACAAGGGCGAGACGGGCATGAGCGCAAGCCAGGCGTTCATCGCCGCCCACCCGGTCGGCTCCCTCTACTGGACCACCGCCACAACAAATCCGGGAACCACCTACGGCGGCACTTGGAAGGAATGCAACACCATCCTTCCGGGACACATCTACCAGCGCACAGCCTGAAAGAGAAAGGAACATCAATGGCACGAACCACGAACATCACCAGATACACCTGCGACCGATGCCACGCCTCCGCATACCTCGCCGACGGTGACCCACGCACCTCCAGCGACTGGCACGACATCACCCACACCACCGTCGACGGAGTCGCACAGGGCGCGCTCGTCTGTACCGCATGCTGGCAGACGTTCAAAGCGCTGGCAGCCACGCAGGACGCCGCCTACGCCGCATACCTCAACAACACAACAGATAGGAAGGAATGACCATGACCATGAATCTCATCACCGGCAAGGCCGGCGCTCCGCACATCACATCCAGCGACCAAGGAGCCATGCAGGCCGGACTGGTCGGAAACGGCAACTACCTGCTGCAAGGCAGCGACGGCAAATTCCCCGCCGTGACCATGCAGTCAGCAAACAAAGCGCTCATCCCGGTCCTCAACCTTGTGATCGAAGGACGATACGCACGCGTCACCGCGGCGGAAACCGTCACCATCGAAAGCGGAGTCACAGGACGGAACCGCAACGACCTAATCTGCGTGAAATACACGCGAGACTCGAACAACATCGAAACGATCGCGCTCGCGGTGCTGAAGGGCACCGCCACCAGTGGCACGGCGGCTGACCCCACGGTACCGTCGGGTAGTATCCTGAACAATTCCGGCACCGTATGGATTCCGATCGCCCGTATCCCGATCAGTGGCATCACCGCTGGAACTCCTGTCATGCTTGTCAAGCAGTTGCCTCCGATGAGCCAGCTGTGGGATTCCGTAACCCAGCCATGGAAACCTCCATACACGAACAACAGACTCACTCTATGT